CGAATAACACGAAAAGGTGGCTGGTTCAGACACGGAGAGTACGAATACACTCGGACGGAGGTGTGGTTAGAGTGCGTACCTCTTTAATTATGTCGGTTAAAACCTGTCCTTTATCATCTCCAATATATATGGTAATTTTGTGTTAAACAATTCGCACATGGATATTATTCTTAAACCTGATTCTCTCAGCCTGACGGGCTCGATGAATCACTTTATCATATCAAGCACGCAAGAGGTTACATTCATTCTGAAGTATGCAGACTCGAATGAAATCATTGTGCAGCACACTTATACGCCTAATAAGGCGAAGCGCATAGAGATAGACTTGGAGAACATCGTCACTCCGCTGCTATCTTTTCAGCTCCAGGAGTCGACTACAATTTATCGTCAACCGAACATTGCTCGTGAGTTCTTAGTTAATCTCATCGAAGATAAGACAGCTGCACAAGAGTCTTGGCAATTCACCGCACTCCGTGCTGGTATTGACAACTTCGCTGACACCGCTTCAGATTGGTTGAAGCGTAACTTCCTAACGTGGCAGCCCACCGTTAAGCCTGTTACCTATTACACGCCAGAGTTTCTTAGTTACTACGCTGTCGAGGACTGTGTTGCGAAGTGTCGTGCATATATAGAAGAGGACGGTAGTTATGTTCAGACAGATATCGAACTTGGCAACCTCTCTCATGGGAAGGTGTGGACGATGCCGATGCAATACGGTGTCATCGCTGGTAAGTTAGGCAAGATGCCGAGTTACTATGATGTATGGATAGAAGATGCTGCTGGTACTCGACTCACCTACATTCAGAGATACTACGCTTCAGACATCCGTAGCGAAGAAGAGCAGTGGGTACTCTTCGAAAACTCACTCGGTGGTCTCGACACCTTCCGTGCGTATGGTGATGCAGAGAACACAGCGAAACATACGCACAATGTAGCAGAGATTGAGAACGACTCAGAAGAGTATCGTGTTGACACAGTCAGAGAATACAAGAAGAATACTGGTTTCCTCTCTAAGGGGGAGCGCAAATGGTTGCTCGACTTCTTTCCTTCTTTGGGTAAGTTCCTCTACATAGGCAACTATGTGCGTCGCATTGTAGTGACAGAGAGCGACGTCAGTTGGCAAACGAAAGACCTCCCTTCATCTTATACATTTACCTATCGATATGCAGACGCACGTCCTTACCTGAATATTACCAGGTCAGAGGACGCTGCGCCTGCAATATTGGATATCAAGATACCTGATGTTGGGTCTTTTACCATCGCCCCACGCTTAGTTGAGCTTGAGCGACTACCGCTGAGCAGTGGGGCTTTATTCCCAGTCCAAAGTCCTTACTCTGATAAGTGGAACATCACAACAGCAGAAGCTATCCTTGAATGGTTCTCTCGTGAGGTGACTACCGCTTACAAGGGTGATGGAGCGTTTGGACATCATCACGACAACATGTCAGTACTGCGTGCGCTCGACCGCATAGGGAGTTATCTTACCTTGGATGCGCAGAAGATACAAGCTGGTCTTGCAGATGAAGCTAAGTCAGCTCGCACGCTCGACCCTAAGAGTGTCGACTGGGAGAAGATTGTGCGAACAGACCAGGACACCATCGTTAACGCACTGACCACCTTCATGAAGGGGATCACATTCGGTAAGTCGGTCCGTGGCGAGTCTGGCATATCTATCTATCATGACGAAGAAGGGAACTGGCATCTCGACGCTGAGTATCTTCACGTGCATCGTAAGCTCACCGCAGAAGAGGTTGAGATCATGAAGACTTCTCAAATCAAGGGTAAGGTCGTAAATTCAGCCGGCGGATTTGTCATCTCTAAGATTGATAGAATAGCCGGTGCTTGGAGATGTTACTTCCGTCAAGAAGATGCTGACGGACGTAGAATCTATAACTCTATGCGAGTGGATGACCTTGCACTGTGTGAGACGTTCAATTTGATAGACGCTGGAGGACAGCTGTCTAATCACTATTGGCATCGTCGTGTTATCGCTGTTGGTACTGACTATGTCGACATTGCAGACAATACGAATGTAGATGACTACGCAAGTGGTAGCGATACTCCGCAGGTGGGTGACGAGGTTGTACAGCTTGGCAACCTAACTATTCCTGAAAGACAGAGTGCTATCATACAGTCAGCAGCAGGAGAGGGTGCGCCTTACTTTAAGATTATAAAGGGCATCAATAGCTTTACACTTCCTGACCCTATCTTCCTTTTTGATAAGCAGAAATTCGAGATAAGAGTTGAGAACCCTGCTAATCGTAGTGAGTATATCCGCCTGCAAGACTTCTTAGAGTCTATGCAGGGACGTATTAGCTCGGTTATGCAGCAGTCAGATAGGAATATCACCTTCTACTTCGGTGATGCTGTTCCTTCATTGACGAATGAGCCGGCTAATGAGTGGACGGACGACGAAACGAAAGAAATGCACGAGCATGATGTCTACTATAATCGCTCTTATGTCGAGACAGGTGGCGGTCGCTCATACTCATTCGAGAAAAACCAAGATGGGTCTTTTGCATGGAAAGAGATAACCGACGCTGACGTGCTTAAGTCGCTTGAAGCTGCACAGCGTGCGCAGGACACGGCAGATGGTAAGCGTAGAGTGTTTGTGCAAGCGAAACCAGTACCTCCATACGATGAAGGCGACCAGTGGAGCAACGCTAAATTCGGGGATAAGTACCACAACGACTTGCTCGTCTGTATTCATCCAAAGAAAAAGGGTGAAGAGTTTAGTATTGAAGATTGGCAGGCTGCACAGCATTATACCACCAAACAATTCGAAGCTGAGTTTAATGTTGGTGGCAAATCAATCTCTGCCTTTGTGAAAGACTTGCGTACAGGTCTTGAAGCTGTAGGTATGCACATGGATGGTGAGAATAGCTCTTTCACCGTCAATGCAAAGAAGTTCAAGGTTCAGACTCCAGAGGGTAAGGTTGCGTTCGTAGCTTCAGATGGAACTATTGATGCTTCTCGTGTACGTATGCGATGTGAACACGGTTCAATTTACTTCGGCGAAGTTGATGGGTATCCAAACATCATTCTTGCGAATGAACTCGGACAGCCGCAGATAATGCTTAATCATCGTGGTATAGTGAATAAGTATGGAGTAGATATGGAGTTGATTAATGCCAGCAGATACTTCGTTAGCAAGCGTGATGGTAAGGCTTATCTCGGTGTTAATATCATTGTGAAAATCACCAATAGAGGTTTTCAACAGAACACTTATGGAGGTGGTGATATTAAGTTGACTGCTACCCTTGATGATAAGTCACATGAATATATAACCTTACAGTTAGGACAGCAATACACAGACGACAATAAGGCTATAATAGCATCAACAACTCCAATCACACTTAAGATTGGAGAGAGTGGAGAACTTATTTATGGCGGATTGTTCGAGATTGGCTCTACAAGTGGAGGTGCAGTTGTAGCTCAAAAGATATCTTACTCTGTGCGGTCTGTTTATTACGACACGGTTGTTACGAAGTCGTATGTTTCTGAATTAGGCGGAAATAACTTCTCTTCTGATAGTGGTGGAAATCTAATCAACCCATCGAATGGCGACGAACCACCAGCTGTTATACCAGCACCTAATATGGATGTTTAATTAAATAAAATAGTGATATGAAAAAAGCATTAGATTGTGTTTACAGGATTTTCGGAAGGCTCGCTGCTATC